CATCTGGAGAGTCGGGCCATTGTTCTTGTAGCCCGGCTGCGTGCCCAGCATGTAAACTCCGTTGCATACCGCAAGGTAATTGCCAGGTGGTGGCAATTCTCGAGATGCTCCGTCTTCGCCTGTCGCAACCTTCGCCCGCATACCCATTGCATTGGCCTCCAGTTTGGAGTTGGTGGCGTTGTGCGTGCCAGGCAACGCTTGCCCGGCAATCTCTCCGCGATCACGCCAGGTCGCGGGGAGTGTAATTCAATCCTTGATCCCAATTAAGCCGAGAAATTCAAACCAAGTATCAACCCGTTCGATTTGAGGCAGGCAACAAAAAACATTTTCGGCTGGTCCGACAATTATGATTCGCTTGGCCAAAGCCAGGGCTGCTCCAAGTTCAACATGACGTCCACCACGACTTGGATGAGAACGAGGAAGTTCCGTGAATGCAATTAACCAATCCGCAGCAAGAAGATCTTCCCAATCTTCAGTTGCGAATCGAATGCGCTCGACATGCTTGGCTTCGGCGGAAAGTCCGTTATCATCAATCTGATGATTCCCATCAATCCATCGGGATGTAACTTCATGGCCTTGTTTTGCAAGCACCATCCTTGCGGCAATCATCTCATAACGACGAGAATATCGCGAAGCAAGATATACTTTAGCCATCTTATCCTCCCACCAGTGGTGCAATCCGATCCAATTCCGCTCGTGCCTCTTCCTCCGTCGCCGGCAAGTACTCGTCGTTCCTGTGATGTCGCATCATGAGCCGGTAATTGCGGCACGATTCATCATCATGGGCAATCAGCTCTTCCCGGCATCGGGCACACCATTGCGTTGCCTCGTGTGGGTAGCGATGAGGACAGGAATTCAGGCAGCCGCCACCGTTGCGGCAGTATTTCCATAAGTCGTATTCGAGGTCTTCGATTCGGCTGCGGAGCCGGTCAAGCTCGGCTTGCTGGACGAGGTCAGGGTTGAGACAACTCATGTTGCCGTTCCTTTCTTCTGCGGGCTTTTGCCCTTGCAGCTAACCGCCTGAAATCAACCGGTGTTAAGCCCAGCGCGGAACCGACTTGGACAGGCCATACACCCATCCCATCGATTAGTCCGCGAAGATAGCGGCGATCGACTTCGATCTGGCGGGCAGCCTCTGCGATCGAGATGATCATAATACTGATCTGTCCTCCAAGCTGAGTACTGATCTGTCCTCAGAAGGAACAATAAGAAACGCCAGCCCCCGTGTCAACAGGGCACTGGCGAGAAAGTTTAGCTCAGCAACATCGGCCAATCACGGCCGTCCAGACTGCGTCGGATCGGGTGAACTTTCGGGATCGCCAGGCCCGGGCGGGATCGGATCTTGGTCCGCAAGAGCATCAGCAATCGCCGCACGAGCTATGCGGGCTTCGCGGGGATCGATGCCCCCGACGGCCAGATGGCTCAAGAGAGATCGCCAGATTCCGGCGGGGAGCAGGACGGAGACTTGGGTTGATTCAGACATTGGTGTATCCTCTATTCTTGAAATCCTGCCGCATTCCGGTGTCCGCCTCCGCCGTGAGCTTTGGCAATCTCGGAAACGTCCACGCCAGCATCGGTAGAACGAAGGGACCACTGCTTACAACCGGCAGAGTTAATGAAGAAACAAGCCCCAAACGGGTGCCCATCGGCTAGCTTGCCGGCAATCTCGGAATAGAGCGTGGTCGCGTTCGTTGCCAGAATTTTATGACCGTCCATCGTGATTTCGCGAGCGCGGGCGACGTGCTCATCCACGATCTGCTGTTCGCGACGCAGAATCGCGGCGCCTTCGTCAACATAGCACTGAAAGTCGTCAACATCCCAATGCCAGTGATGATTCCAGTATTCAAAATCCAGGGGATGTGATCGCAGCCAGGAGTTGATCTCTCTGGAATTCGGAAGCCGATACAACCAGAGGTCCCTGTCTTCCGTGATATCGACCAGGCCCGGCGTCGTCTTGGTCCCATGAAAGTATTCCCACGTCAGCCGACCACCGGACTTTTCCATGTCGAAGACGACCTTCAGGGCGTCGCCTGCACCGTTGCATATCACTTCATTCTCGATACCATCCAGGTCTTTCTGTGCCGTCTTGTGGTGGTCCAGGACGACCATCTTCTGGTGACGAAACGCAGCCAGTTCAAACGTCACGCTGGCCGGATAGCTGAAATCCAAAACAAACAGGGCTGCATTCTTGTCTCTGGCAACCTCTGGCGGGGCTTGGCCGTAGTTGACCGGGATGAACTCAACATCCTGGCCGGCCAGTGCATTATGAGCCACCCAAGCCGCACAGAATCCGTCGTAGCAGTTGGCATGATAAAGAACATAAGTTTTCATGGTCGCTTAAGCCACCTTTTGATTTTATCCGCATAACGGCGTGAGATTGGATCATCTCGAGCTTCGAGCCCCGGCAGCACGAGCTCCAAGGCATCCCGGATCGCTGGCCACGCGGCATCTTGGTAGGGCCGCCTGGCCACGCGAAAGAGCCTGGTAGCCGCTCCCATCAACTGGACGATATCAAGCGGCGTTGCCTCGATTGCTCGCCAGTCCTGATCTGTCGAGGCTGGCGGAACAACATGCGGTCCCGGCCGAATCTGAGCAGGATTCGGCGAAGCTGGATCGTGGCGGGACGGAGGATCAGGTTGGGTCATGGGCTCGTCGGATTGGCCGGAGTCTGGCCGAGCATCGGGATTACGATCTGGAGGATCTTGTCCAGGATCTGGAGGGCTTCCTGGAAGCTGAACGATGACGGGCTGGACGCGACGGCGTCGTTGAACTGATTCATCAATTGATTCGCCTCGGGATGTCGCCGAGCGTGTGCTTCCAACTCTCCCATGAGGCGCACCCAATTTTGAGCTACCATCGGTTTTCTCCATGATGGTTAAAACTCCCCGGACGCGATTGCGCCACGCCGGGGAGCCGTACACGACGAAAAAAGGGTCGGTTAAACCCAGGGCGGGGTTCATTGTCGCACGTAACGGCCGACTGATTTGACCGCTACGCCAACACCCGGCCGAATCACTCCCGCCTTACCTCGACCGGGCCTGAGTTTGTTATATCACAAGGAAGTTCTTGACTGCAATCATCCCCCGTAATCGCAGCAGTAATAGAGTCGGCCATCCGCATCCGAGGTCGCCGCTCCGCCAAGTTGCCGAAAGGCCGGATTCAAGACATTGGCACGGTGCGGCGGATCGTCCATCCAGGCATTAACGGCCGCTTGCGGCGAGGTATAGCCAAAGGCCAGATTTTCGCCTATCGTGCCCCCGGGAGGATAACCCGCCTGATAGATCCGTTGCGGGAAGCCTGAGTGATCCATCTTGCCCATTGAAGCCATCTCGGTTGATTTGCTCGTGGCTGCCACTTGCAGGTGTGGCTCGCTCGAAAGCGGCGGGAGTGCCAGTCTACCGCGTTCGTCGTTGTGCGCCTCGATGAAGGCCGCGAGGATGCCTTCGGGTGGTAGCGGCGGAGCGGGCCTGGACGGGATTTTTGGCCGACTCGGAAACAGCCACTTGAGCCAGTTCATTCAGGCTTCTCCTTTGCCGCTTGCGATCCATCGCCTTGCCAATCCTCGATAAAGCACCATCTCAATTCACCACCCTCGTTCTGGACCTGGTGAAGCAGTTTGAATTGTATCCGGCGTCTTGGTACTTCCTCGTCTCGCTGCGCTCCGCCGCCTCCGTGAGTTTCTTCGTGCGGCGTATCCTCGGGCGCAAACATCCGAATCAACTCCCTCAGAATCTCGCGAGCCGTGTTCGCTCGAAACGCAACCGCCTTGTCGGATGCTTCCTCGTATTTCTCAATGGCGTTGATGCTTATCGCCGCACTCTCCGCCGGCGGAGGCACCGGCCCTAGCTCGAACGGCGGCGCCAGTGGTGGTACGATTGGTGCCATCGGCCGTGGCGGCCGCTCCCCGGTCATGCCAGAAGGCAAGATCAGCCTGGCAAGAAGAACCCGCGATTCGAGTGCCTCGAATGAAAAGTAGCAAGAACGTTTGATCATGGAAACGAGCCAGAGTTGTCGTCACCATTTCCCGATCGGGCAATGCTCGCTTGCAAGCTTTTTCTTGAATCGGGCAACACATCCGCAGAGGGTGCATGTCCCATCCCGGAAGTTAGCACATGCCTGGCATATTGCAAGCCGCCGCTCTTGCTCGGACGGCGGGTTAATCGCGAATCCCGAACGGGTCCAGCGAAAGAACGCCCTGAAAGCCGATCTTAGTCTGACATGCCACGCGGGTGGAAGTGTCTCGATATCGGCGGGCATGCCAGTCAAGATCCATCGCGTGTAGCTCTCGCGAACCTTGGGATCGGGATGCCCAAAGCAGAGGTAGCGATAACGTTCCACGCCCGTTCTGGCAATGGCTGCATTGATCACATCGTGATCGTCCATGATGGGCCGGTCGGAGGAGATTGCGTATTCAGCTTGATACTCAGTGGCGAGCATGTCGCGTTCGTCAGAAACAAACTCGTGGGCAATGGACAGCCACCCTCGCATCCATAGGTCATGCACCCTTCAGATTGAGTTCCATTGCAATTTGTCGAGCTTGCGAATCTATTTTCCACAAAACAGCAATTCAATCCTCCCGATGATATCGTAAACAGAAATGATCCATTGACAGACGGTTTCTGGTAACAGGCAGTCCATGTACAATTGCCGTCGAATGTCAGGGTAGCATTGACAGGACCGAAGCCAGTACTCAGGGAAATATGCAGATTCGTTTCCGGCAAACTGCACGGCACGGTGCAGCAGCCACAATTCATGCATCCCTTGCCCTGGCAGATGTTGGTGAACTGAATTCCCATTGTTGGCAACGTGCATAGCAGGTTGCCATTCCTTTCAGCAATCTGCCCCGAGCAGCAAGAGGAAATTCCCGCACTGGATGACTGCCACGTGCGTGTTGGTATTAATCGTGCCGGAGTTCGTATACCAATTAATCGTATTCACGTTTTTCTGATTCGGGTCCTGCAAAGCAGTGTTCAGACCAGTCCCGTCCAGATAGTAGATATCGACACTGCCATTGCCCGGCGAGGTTCCCGAGCAGGCCGTGATAGCCGTGTTGACCACCGCCATCAAGCCGCCAGCGAACGGGATTGGACTCTGCTGGGCTTGCTTGCCACGAAAATCGATCGACTTCGGGATGGAGTTCTTGACGTAGCCCGTTTGGGTCATGGTCCGCCCAAGCTGGACCTGCGAGATCGAGCCCGGAAGATCACCCTGACTGCCGGCTGGCGTATAGATCATCCTGGAACTCCTCCGCCCGTTCCACCCGAGCTATTGAAGCCGGTCCGCATGCCCGTGATGGCGATCGGATCGAAGTTGAACGTGGCAAATGGTAGCTCGGGATAGGCGTGAACTTCGATGAAGGTAGGCGTGGCCTGAAGCTGGAGTTCCCGGCCGTTGTCGTCCAGCAAAACGGGCTGACTGACCGGTACGCCACGATAGGTCACGTGATATTTCTTGTTGTTCGTGTCCAGTGCTCTCAAGCCCTGGTTCAAGATCTGGAACCGGAACCCGGTAGGCTCACCCCCGGGAGTCGTCGAATTCTGGGCTTGCCGGGCCGTGATAAACTCGAATTCGTAAGTAACCTGGTAATACCATCCGATCGCCTGGTGAAAGACATTCTTCGGCGTGATTCCCAAGACATGGGCGAAATAGGGTGGCCACCCGGCCCAGGCATCGGAGTTGATGGCATTGCGATATTGTTGGATGAGCGGAATCGAAATCTGAGCCTCATTGCGAACCACCATCATCGTGAGCCTTGGATCATTGATCAGAAGCGGTGGGTCGAAGGGATCAAAAGCCTTGTTCAGGGCCGCATTGCCGTCGATGTCAACCAGAACGGGTAGCTCGTAATCACGCCAGCCCCATGACACGTCGATCGGCATGAGAAGCGGATTTTGACTTGCTCCGCCGCCAATCGTCTGGGCTGCATACCACGAGTAATTGAGCGTGACGATCCATTCGAGCCCATCGTTACCCACCTGATCGACCGAAACGCCGGTCAGGTAGGAATAGTCATCGCTGAAATTGTCGGTGCCATTGATGTATTGCTGGCCATAGATGTTATCCAGTCCAAGCTGAGCCACGATTGCAGCCGGCCCGTCATTTTGGGTATTGGTCATGCAGCGAAACTTGACTGTGTATCCATGCCCGGTCCCGGCATCGATCCGGGCCGACCTTGCTCCATCTTCCATGATGGCCGTGTAGCTGACGATCGCCATTATTTTGCCGCTGCCTGCATGCGGAATTGAGCCCCGTCAACGGTCTCTTTCCCGATGCCAGCGATCTTCTCCAGAATGCCTACTGCCCGCCCCGTGTTCTGGGCTGTCGCGAGGGTGGCATTAGCAATCACGCCCTGCATGGCATCGAGCTGGCGGGCCTTAGCCTGCACGACGGCTGAGTAACCAGCCGCTCCACCCGCCTCGGTGGCTCCCGCGAACTTGGTCTCCGCAATCTTGGGAGTCACGGCGGTCCCGATGCCGGCCGCTGCGGCTTGCTTGCCCGCCGCGAATTCGGCCCGCTTCTGGGCACCAAGCTCGATCTCATCCTGAAGTTTGCGTATCGATTTCAGGGAATTCTTGCTTGATAATTCAACCATTTTTGCCCAATCCTCCGTGGCAGCTTTCTCCATATTTTCAGACCACGCATGAAAAAAATCAGTGATTTCAATTTTTACCCCAGGAATCAAATTCGTAATCTTGGTGAGACTCTGGACAAGAAAATCTATGCCCTCCAGCAATGCAGAAACCACTTCGTTGAAAATCGATCTAAGCCCATAAAAGCTTGCTCCCACCAAATTAACATCATCAATCACTTCGGATATCGCAACCGCCACCCAATCGATCGCCTGAGCCACATAGGAGCCCGTTTTGGTGCCACTCTTCATCCATTCGATAAATTGATCGCTGATAGCCGTGATGTAAGGGGCAAGCCCCACAGCGATCGAATTGGCCACCCCCTGAACGGCTTCGCCGATCTTGATGAAAGCAGCATTCGCCTCCGCCAGCTTGGCATTGTCAACGCCGCTCATCGCCACGCCAAGTTGCTGAGCCTCGAGCCCCATCTTCTTGAGAGCATCAGTGCCCTGAAGGGCCAGACCAACCATTCCCTCGCCGCTTTTGCCGAAGATATCCTTGGCAACCTTGATGCGTTCCATCTCGTTGGGAATGCGTTCAAGCACGCCGGCCAGCGTCATGAAAGCCTGCTCGGCTCCCATCTGGGTCAGTGCCCGTGCCGAGAGTCCGAATTTCCTCAGAGAATCCGCCGCCGGTCCCGCTCCCTCGATGGCTACTTCGGCGAGCCGCTCATCCATCTTGGTGAGATTGTGAGCCAGCGTTTCCTGGTCCATTCCCGAAAGCTTCGCGGCATAGCCGAGCTTCTCGAAAGCTTCAGAAGTCATTCCTACCCGGGTGGCAAGCCTCGTAGAAAGTGCAGCCCCTTCGATCGCGGATTTCGTCCACAATGCCAGACCGCCAGCCGAAATGGCAACTCCCAATGTAGCCAAGAATCCCTTGAAATTTGCTAGTTGGGATTCAAGTTTTTTGGTCATAGCCTCCATCTGAGACATCCCCCTGGCGAAAAGGGATGTATCAACCGCGGCTCCGACTTTCAACCAACCCACAGTGGCAATAGTTTATACTCCCGTCTTCGATTGAATTTTCGCTGCCTCCGCCATCATGCCCGCTGCCCAGATCTTGCCAAGCTGATCCTGCTCACTCTGCCGTTTCCGGCTCTTGCGAGCTCGGGGAATCCAATCCTCCGGCTTGCTTTTGCAGCGGCCCCAGGAGTTGGCCAGGATCGAAGCGATCAGGCCGAATTGCCAGTTAGGATCGGGGATAACATCAAGCTGGTCATAGGCCATCCATTCAGAAATGAGGGTCGATGGCCACGACAGGACTTGCCGAACATCCATGTGAAGTGCGAGGGCTAGACGGAAACAGAACCGGCGCAACGGCCGGCTCAGGAGTTTTTTCGGAGTTCCTCCACGTCGGATTCCGTCATGCCATTGTGGATCGTCGCTGCCGCGAAGATGCGATCAAGAGCCCGGGAGGATTTCGCCGTCAGGATCGGGATATCATCGGCCGTGAAAAGAAGCTTGCCGGCCTGATCGCAAACCGTGTAGACCGCCAGCCTGGCCCGGATGTCATTGCTTGAGTTTCGCTTCCACGCCATCTCGAAATCGTCACGCTCCCCGGCCGTCATGCAGCGAATAAGTACATGGCCACCCCACTCGGGTATCTCGACGATCCTGATTGCCAGGTCGTCCCGGGCCAGAATCGCATTGCGATCAAGGAAGCCGTTCCCATTCAATTCGTTGGCCACGTATTGAGTCCCGTGATCTTGATCGAGAAATCGAACTCCAGGTTATCATCCTCATTCATGCCCTTGGGCGACAGCTTGGTGAAAATGCCCGAAAAGCTGACCGTCGAATTGTTGACTGTCGGCCAGATGACTTTCCAGGTCGATGCCGCTTGCGGCCACGTGTTGATGAGCGTGAAAAGATTCTGATGCGTATTGTTGGCCGGGTCAAGCTGGCCCGTGCCTGTCACCTCGCCCATATCGGGAAGCTGAGCACGGTACTTCTTCACGACATCGCCGAGATTCGTGATTTCCTTGGTCCCGATCTCGGCCGTCGGACCATCAAGCTCGACGATCTGAAACATGGCCGTCGAGTTGTTCGCGATCGTGCCTTGCAGGATTGTCCCTTGGCCGGGATAGATCGCCATTATTCCTCCCGGAATGTGAGTGTTGCCGGTCGTTTCCGCCGCATCTTCCACCAGTAAACAAGCAGGATCGTGCCGAATCCGGTCGCCGAGATCACGATGTCCTTGGGCTCTGGCGTCAGAGCTTCCTGACTGAAGCTGGCATTCCCGGTAGCAACCGCCCCGGGTGTCACGAACAAGCCGGTAAAGCTCGATACGCCAGTGAAGGCCGTGGCCGTGAAGGTCGCGTTGAATGTGCCCATGCCATTCGCGAACTCCGAGAAGTCATAGAGCGGATTCGCGTTCATCAGCAGGGCCTTGATCAATCCACTCGCGTTGAAGAAATCGGGGAGTGCGATCGGAGCCGCACCCGTGGTCAGGTTGTACGCATATTGTGCGTCCAGGATTGGTGCGCCGATCGTCGCCAGGTAGACCGGCGGACTCAGGGCCAGGTCAAAGATGCCTCCACCGAGCGGCTTGACTAGCAAGGTCACCGGACCGCCAAAACTGACGGGATCGGCGGGAATCCCGACTCCGTTGACAGTGTCAAGTGCCTGATTGATGTTTGGCGTTCCCGTGATAAGGATGGTTGCTTCGCCCATACTCACGCCCATGTTGGTCATGGTAAATGCCCCGAGGGTGCCCGAGGCGGAATCAACCAGAATGGTTCCGGCCCTGGCATCCGCCACCACGAGAATGATGGCCACGGCCACTGCAAACAGTTTCACGCGTAGATCTCTGCTGATCATATTTCTGTCTCGCTTTCCTTGGTAGATGCCTTCAAACGTTCGTTTGCGTCACTGTGGGGAATGGAACCCGATGTTTGATGCGATATTCCGTAGCCACATGATAGATCCACTGATTCGAGCCTGCAAGCGGTGGAGTACTGGCATCCGATTCATCTTGCAAGAGGCACGTCAAGATCGCCACCCCGGATTGTAAGCCACGGAAACCATCCATGCCGCTACGAATTGCCCTGGCACACGCAACCGACATGGACTCAAATTGAGAAATGGCTTCAATTGTAAAATTTGCCACACTATGGCCATCGGCCCCGGCAAGATTGTGGCCATAAGTCCGGTTGTCAACCTTGACAACAACGCAAGGATAAACTGAAAGCTCGGAAGGATTCTCGAAATAGATCCTTGGACCGATGAGGGCTGTGAGTGGCGTGAAAGATCGGAGCCATGCCACGACAGCCTCGCGAATCGTGAGTACGATCGCCTGAGCGCCAAATTTCGCCAGGCCACCCCATTGAACGACCGAATGCCCAAAGCACAAAACAGGCCAGAGACGGCCTGGAAACATTGGAATTGCGGCCGGAGCTCCGCCATGCTGGCCTGACCACCAGTAAAACGGGTAGCCAAATGTGCCGAATTTTGGCTGGTTATTCGGAAAGATCATGGTTGAGTTGTGAGGGTAAGCAGCGTCGTATCGCAACCGGTCGCCGAGAACGAGAGAGCTACCGTGTTACCATTCAGGTCGCCCGCTGCCAGATTGATCTGATACCAACCTGAGCCAATCTCGGTGGCCGAATTGGCACACGAGGCAAAGGCCCCTCCATCCAGTGCCCGGACGGCCGTGATGGCCTTGCCGGTACCAGGCGAGATGTGGTCAGTGCTAGACGCCATGTAGAAGGGGAATCCATTCAGGGCCGTGTTTTTCTTCACGGTCGCCTGGAGCTTCACGTTGCCATTGGAGTCGATCGCCAGTGTGGCGAAATTAGTCGGAAATGTGATTCCGAGAATTGAGCCGACTGATCCGCTCACCGATGTGATGGTTTGGGTTGTCGAGATGGTCGTGTTACTGAGCCCAGCAGTCGAAGTAGGGGCATGAATTGCGGACCAATCGAGGCCCATGTATCCAGCTGCTCCGGCTGATCCTGTTCCCAGGACATTGACCACATTCGAGTTGACGATGCCATTTGTGATCTGATTATTGGTTGTCGTGAGTTCGATCTCAAGTGCAACCGGAGCCATGTTGGTTGCACCGGAAAGCAGACAGAGTGCATCCGAAGCCCCTGTCAACATGGCATTCGGCAGGTCAAACCGATACATGCCCTTGGCATTAGTCGCATCAACCTGAATGAATCCCCCCGAGTTGTAAGCCGAGGTCGGATTTGCCAGGCTGCCCAGCGTGATTGCCGTGGCGTTCGTTACACCCGGCTGAAACCAGTAAGCAATGAGCCCGGCCGAGTTGTATGCAAGACCGGACAGGCCGACACCATTGGTCTGGGAGCTATCCTGGACGAATATGCCAATCGACTTCGACGTTGTGCCCTGGACGAGCGAGAGTTTAGCCATAGCAGTTGGCCACCAGGTCGGCGTTTCGATTCAGTCCACTCAGCGTTGGCTGGAACAATAATCCAGAAGGAGCGATTGCTGTCACGGGCAGAAATGATGTCACAACATTCCCGTGTCGCGGTGGAGTCGTACCCCACGGGTTGGAATCCGAAATGTTGTAGTCCTCTGTCCACGCCACGAGGATCCCGCCAGCCGCTGCGGAATATTTGACCGTCAGGCCCATGCAGCACACGGTACGGCCGACTTCCAGCACTGTCCACGGTCCCCAACCCGGGCCGTTCGTCCACTTGGTATACGCCACGCTGCGGTAGTTGTCGATCATAAAGAAATAGACGTACGTGCCGTCGCTTTCGAGCGCTACATTGCCGCCGAATTGCATCGGCATAAGCTGAGGTCTGTTCGGGATCGGATCCCCGGCCACGAATGTGGTCCCGTTAAACCGTGCGTGCAGATAACCGCCTGTGCTTGTGCCGTTGTCGCTGGCCGAAACTACGTGCACGTCAACCGGGCTCGTTGTTCGCTTGCACGCCGCCCATAGAGTCGTATCAATGCCCGTGCTCATGTTCGAGCCGAATACGCTGGAAAAACTCCCCGTTGTCGTCCCGTTGAACAAGGCCCAAAGCAGATTGTTATAAAAATCCGTCGCATTGTTGTTGTCGATGATCACCAGGACATTCCGGCCCGACAGAGGAATACAAGCCGAACTTTCGGGTGATGATGAGGCCCCGACAACGGAATTGCCGTCAAACGTCGCAAAGGTCCATGATCCCGCCCCCGGGTCCGCGTTGGATGCCGGCTTCGCCCATGACGTGGTATAGCACCAAGCGTAATAAGGATACCCCGAAGTATCAATTCCCACCGTGTCGCCGGACGGTGAATTGTTCGCGGAGATGCCGGTACTGGTTTCATTGGTCTTCGTGACTGTCGTCCCCAGCGTCAGTCTTGTTGCGTAGGAGTTCCAGTTTCCAGGCGAAAACGGCGTGCCAGGCAAACTATTGAGAATGTGGACAACATCCGTTGATGCGATATTTGCGTACGTGGCCCCGAAGTTGAAGCTACAGCCATCCGAGGCCGCCGCGATCGTGAATGGTGCACCCGTCGGTGTCTGCCACGTTCCGAGCGTCGGGTTGCTCGAAGTGTTATACATGCACGACATCGTAGTGGGAGCCGTGCCCGATGTGTAGTAAAAGAACCACCACGCGGCTTGATTTTGCGCGTATTGGACGTGGCCTTGCATCGGTGCGCCCGTGCCGCAAAACGCATATCCAAGATTGGATATCATGATCGCCGGACTTTGTCTTGGTGCCAGCGGCGCCGATATCGAGGCTGTCATGCCAACGAGGTTGGAAGTGCCAGACGCTTGCTCGTTCCAGACAAGCCCGACTGTCCCAGCCTGCGCAAGCCGCGTGCACGCGAGCCGATATCGAGGCGTTCCGACAAGAGGAGTGATCGTGCTCCACGAACCCCACGTCGAACCATTCCACACGCATTGTTTGACGTTGTAGGTCGAGTCGATCGCGAATAGCGACACGTAAGTACCATCGGTCGCCATGGCGAAGCCTGCGGCGTTGCCGGTCGCGATCGTCAAATTGGGTATCGCCGCTCCCGCGATCCAACTCGTTCCGTTGAATCGCATATGGGAGAAGGTCTGTACATTGTCCGTGAGAGCGACGAGGTGAATGTCGGTCGTGGTGCGCGCAACCGTCGCCCAATTGGAGTAGCTCGTAGCCGTGAAAGCCGAGCCGAACACATTACTGGCCGCCGACATTGAACTGCCATTCCACTTCGCCCACTGAAGGTTCGTCGGAAGATTGGTCGAAGGCCCGTTGTCGCAGACAACGAGAAGATTGCGTGACCCAAGATCATGAGTCGCGAATGATTTGATGTATGTCGAAACGGCACTCCAGTTGTTTGCCGATCCCGAGCCGGGAGCCCATGTGGGAGCCCCTGTGTCTGCGTTGCCGGCGATATAAAGCGCCCCCTGGCTCGCGTTGGAAAGATAATGGAACGTCGGATAATTCGAGGAATCCAGGAGTCCGCACAGACCAAGGCTGAAGGTGCTGCTCGAAAACGTTGACTCGGCCCTTGTGGTTGTCCACGTCGTTCCGAGGCTGAAACGAGCCCACGTGATCGACCCTGCGGTATAATAAGATGCCATCATGTGAACGACGTCATAGCCGCCGATGTTCGCGTAGGCGAACGTGAAATAGCGGCCGTCCGTATCGGCATCATGCGGATGAGCTAGCGTAATCGGACTATTGACGGGCGCCGTCCAGGTGACGAAATCGAAGCTATACAGAGCGGAAAGTTGTTGCGTACCGCTCAGATAGAAGAACCACCACGCGCCCATGTTGGCCGCGTAAATCAGGTGATTCTGCGCGAAGCCACCCGGGAGATTATCCGTGCCGATCGTGATGGCGCCAGGAACGATGATTACGGGAGATGTAGACATAAATCAGATAATGATCGTGAGCATTAAGCCTTTGCTTCTCGTTCAATCCCGAGCAGGATATTCTCGATAATCTGCTGCTTGACGGAAGCTTCTCTTTCTCGCATGGCTTTACGCATGAAATGCCGGCCTGGCATTTTGCGAGGAACCGGTACAACCTTGGTGGCTGCATAGCCGATCGTCTTGCCACCCTGACGAAGCCGCTTGCCCAGCGTATAGCCAAACTCCTGGAGCCACATGTACCAAGTCGGTCCCTTGGCGTCACCAACCAGGGTTGCCAGGGCGATGGTATATCGCACCCGCGAGCCCCGTGGACCTTTTGATGTCCTGATCCGGATTCCGCGTCGACCCGCTCCGGTTCTGACAGGAGCTTCAGCCTTGGCCGCTGCCTGGATCGTCTTCATGCCCGCTCGCACGGCCTGACGGATCACTTTCTTGGCCAGTTTCGGTTCGAGCTCGCGGAAAGCCCGCTTCAGGGCATCGAAGCCTTCAAGCTCGAGGATAACGCCGCCCTGAGCCATCGCTATGCCTGCAAGATCTTGGCCTGCAACTGCATGGCCGTGTTACACGAGACATACCACGAGTTAACGGCCCCGTTGAAGGGACACGGATAGACCAGGCTGTTGTCCCACTCAACGGGGATATTGGCCTGAAGCTGGATCGTGTCCTGGGGAAGCCCTGGCGTGGTATGCGTGATCGTCAAAACGGTCGCATTGGCACCACCCGTCATCCCGCCACCAGAGCCCGTCATGATGGGCTGGAATCCCGTGTTGAGGGCAGCATTGAAAGTGCACACAACGCCATTGCCGGGTAACGGACCGCCCGTACACGCCATGTTGCCAGCCCCAATCGTCGAGAGGGCCACCAGGGCCGCCTGGACGGTCGCTGCGGATGCGTTGTAGGAAACAGGGGCTGTTATGGCTCCCTTGAATGCCAGTGCAAAGGTGCCACCCGTAGGGCCGTTGGTAGAAGCCATCGTGACGGTCTGGACATCAGCCGTATTGAGCCCATTCGTGACCAGCGTTACGTTCTGGCTGGCCAGGATCATGATGAGCTGAAGGCCGCCCGAATTGTTACTCGGAGCGTTGTACGCAACACTGACCAGCGAGTTGGTCGTGTTGCTCGTGAAATTCTGATTGATGTACTGCTGAGTACCGCCAGATTGCGTCCACTGGCCCGTGAGAGCAACAGATTGATCGCCGGATACTGGCGAAACCGAGAGCTGTGGTCGCCACGTGATATTCGCACTCATGAAGGATTTTGCCCGCCCTGCTCAGGAATACCCTGAATCTGCTGGATTTCCTGAGCAACCATTTCGTAGCCGCGATTTCTGGTCTCGATATTGTTGACCGCGAGCAATCCGAATGTCCGGACTTCGCTAGTAACAGGATCGGTCCGGACAAATCGATGAAGCGGAGTCAGATAAATCTGAGAACCAAGCCACCGCGTCCGGATCAGATGGGTAGCTTCGGCATAGACCTGCTTTGCAATAACAGCCTCGCGGCCCCGAAGCGGGACGAGTTCGCAGGCAAAGAGCCCGTCAGGCATCGGCGAAGGAACTACCACGTAATGCGGGACCGGCTGCCCAAAAGTGTCAAATTGTTCCGGCGATTGCGGCATCTGCAATTGCATCCGCTGCCGGTAACGGCCGATCTTGAGATTCTTCATGGGGCTGTTCCGCGAGGCATTCCTCTGGCGTCATGACGGCCGGATACTTGGGCCGCCAGTCGTCGGTCTGCTGCATGCCCCAGATGGCATTGTTGCCAAACTCCTGCCGGCCGATATGGAAAACCTCGGCCTTCCGGGTGGCGAACACTCGCAGTCCCTGGGAGGCTGCCCATTCGCTGAAAAACCAGTCCTCGGAGTCGAATTCCGGCGTGGCCTGGCCTTTCCTCCAGACAATCCGGTGTTCATTCTTGAAACCAGGGAATTTCCACGGCCACCCAGCCCGCGGGAACCGACAAACCCAGCAACCCGTGTTGATTGCCAGGATTTCGGTCGGTTCGTCGGTGTCCTCGATGCTGAAAGTCTCGGGAAGCTGGAAAATCTCCCGCATCGTGTACCGCCGCGAGCCCCAGAGCCCGAAGTGGCGGATTCCCGTCGTCGTCAAACCCCTCCAGTCCTTGATGGCGATGATCGTGGTCATGATGTCGGCGTTTACCCGGTCCATCTCGCCGATGAGCGTATCGAGCCAATAGGGGCTTGTCCGGATATCCGAATGGATCATCGCCCAGTGGGTAAAACCGCGTTCCTGCTGCAGATTGAGGGCCGCACACCATCCCATGTTGAAATTGTGCGGGATATCGCCGAATTCGCTCGGCATGAAGGTCATCTGATGCTTGCTACTGGACATCACAACCGATGCCTCGCAGCCCGGCATGATGAGCCCGCCGCTTGGCTGGCATAGGTAGATGTGATATCTCGGCTCGACTGGCTGGCCGTTAGATTCAGACATCGACCTTGCATCCTTCTTTGATTCGGGCACTGAGTTCTTCAAGCCGTCGCATAGCCTCGGCCGCTTGGCGACACATGAGGGTATGATCGCCAAACCGAGAACTTCCGCGGCACCAGCAAATCTCGCCCGGCCCAATCTGCGAGCCAAGATCACACAGGATATCAATCGCCTTATTGCAAACAGAAACTATCTGCTGTTCAATTTCAGACATATTGGCCCCAGTCCTCCCCGGACGAAAGCCGGCTATAAGCCGGGATCGTGTGAAGCTCGATTTCCTGTGTCGCCTCGCGATTCTCATACAGATCGGCCACGAGCATGCCAAGACCAAGCTGAACATCTTCCGGCACATCAGACTCGAAGGGTCCATAGCCACAATTGTACGTGATCTGAACGGCATCGATCACAGGTCGGGCTAATGGCCAGACCTTGCCATATTGCGGCATGACCCGACCGGGCGTAGACCGGGTCGTGAAGAGATAGGTGCTCGGATCGATCGTGAGGAGATTCCCGCTCGCCGGGTCCACGTACTGGATGGACACAACGGATTGCAACGGCGGGTAAGGCAACATCAGGATTCCCTGTGCCGTCGGCAACCACCACGGATTAGGGCCCATCGACCGGATCAGACGATTGTAATAGCCGCCAGTCCAGGGAAAGCCCATCGCGTAATAGCACCGTTGCTGAAGCATGATCGCCCGTTTGAGTTGCGGGCCTTCCCAGTGTCGCCTCGAAGCCGCGATCATCTTGGTGATCAAATTGTTGTCGTCCGAGAACTCGACGCGGGCATACTGGCTTGCTTCCGCGAGGGTCAATGGCTCAGCCCCGATCGTAAGGGCCACGCCGGTCGCGTTGACCAAGGCAGCAGAAGAAAGTGTGAATGTGGAATTTGTGGGAGCCGGACTCGCAAGTATCTGAGCATTGGTCGGAATGCCCATGCCGCTTACTTGCTGGCCCGGGATGGGTGTCACAAGCTGGTTTTGGTAGATCGCCGAAAAGCTGACCGTGGCAGAACCGTTGGTCGTATTGCCGGTCGCCTGGAAGATCGGTGGAGTGATGATTTCAACACGCCACCATCCCGGATCAAAAGACCGTCTTTAGGAGTCCGGGTAGCCTGGCCACGCCATGACTTAGCTACCCGGACTTCTAGTCCGGCCCTTTCGATGCGGACAGGCCGCCAACCGAGCATCTTTGCTCTTGACATTGATCATTCAAATAGATCCCTTCCGTTGCGGTGCTGCCGTAGCGGTCTGCCGCTCAGGTTCCCGGATCACCTGCCGCTCAAGCTGGCCCTCACCCATCGCGAATGCCGGCTTGCGGATCGAATGGCCAAGCTCGATTGTGGCAGGCCCCGGGTGTTCCTTGGCGAAGCCATGCTTGATCAGCGAAGCTGCCCGGTCCATGTAGAGATAGGGATCAATCGGCATGATAGTTGAAGGCTTCTGACCGATCGGCTGCACCATCACTACGTCGCCAGGCTTGACCTGCCGATCACCCAGGAGCATCGTGCGTTGCATCTGGATAAAATGAACATGGTCCTGACGCTGATTGCCTGGAATGAGTCCCGTAAATCCATCATCATTCTTGGACATCAATCACCTCACGTTACCGGTGCCGTGATCGAGCTGATCTGATCCTGGCACGTCGCGAATGAGTAGAAGTGGCGAACGTTCACATCGAAGTCTTGCAGGGTTACGATGTTGACAGCCCCCTGAGCCGCACTGGTGTACGGGTCGATGATCGTGTCCATCCCGGACCAGAACGCATAAACAAGATCTTCCCAGTTCCCGAAGATGATCGGATGCAGGCCAGTGCCTGATCCCTTGGCCAGATTCTGCGGCAGCAGATTCGTAATGCCGCAGGGATAGCCATTGACCGGATAGTCCGGAGCCTCGCTGTTCCAGAGGTAAATCGGGAAATTGCTGGCACTGATCTTGAGCGTGAGCTTGAACGTACCACGCATCAGGGCCGTCGTAATGTAAGCGAGCGTGCCGACATCAGCATTCCAGTAAGCGACATAGCCTTCGAGCGTAACCAATTCGGTCCACGTAGGAGCCCCGCCATTGGTGCCGATCGCATAGATCGCAATCTGCGGATTCTGGAGGATGCCCATCGGATAACCCAGGCTGGCCTGGCCGTTCAGAGCCGCAGTCTCGACGCCACGGGCCACAACCGCCGTTTGGTCCTCGCGGACAAACATCTCCGCGTCCTGATTGGTTTGCTCCAGGAACTGGCGGGTATAGGTCGTATACACGCCGCCCGTATGCGGACTGAACGGAACCTGATCGATGGTCTGGTTGGAAGCCGTGACGCTGCCACCCTGCGTCACCATATAGAAGGTCGATGCTGTTGCTTGGCGTGGAATCGCGAACAAACCCTGCATGTCCGTCATGACCCGGGCACCGAGTTTAAAGGTCACCATTCGCGGCCGCAACAATTCGATCATCGTGGTGTCGAGGATCGTGGGAATCGAGCCGGCCCCGGCCGTGGTGTCAAGAGCCCGGGCTTCGGCAATCTCTTCCTCAAGTCGCCTCAGGTGAGATCGCCCCACGCCCGAACGACGAGCCCAACGGAGAGCCATTCTCGGGTCAACCGGCAAGTCCCAGGGAATCAGCACACCTTGAGCCGGCGACATCCGGTGTTCCTGCCGCTGCTTGGCCATTTCCTCGTGGACTTCGAGTTCAAGACCGTCGAGTTTGTGCTTCCGCGGGTCCATGTGGTGCCGGAACACCTTGAGCACCGAATATTGATGCAGGCCATGCCGCGTATTCAGCGGGTCGTTGTGAGGCATGCCGTTGAGGTCGATCCGGGGAGTGATCCGCTGATTCGCCAGGCCGCTGTCAACCGCTCCCCACCGCTTGGCCGCTTCAAGCTGGCGTTGCCAGCCAACAGTCTCCTGGGAGAGCGTTTCGAGCTGGCCGAATTCCTCCTCCGTGACAAGCCGGCCGTCGCGGGAGAATTCGCCGTACCGCTTCTTGGTTTCGCCCTCAAGCTCGGCGATCTTGCGTTGAATCTCCGGGACGGTCTGCGGTGGCTTGGAACGTGCATTCTGAGGATCGGCAACTGGGGTTTTGAGTTCAGCGTCTGCCATCGGAGTTACCTCCAAAAAGAGATGGATGCAAGAGCCTGAAGAGCCGGAGTCGCTGGAGGCAACGCCGTTCCGCAAGGCGAGGTCGGGATTGGAGTGATCGCGAGGCCACGGTCGTGTCGAGATAGGCGGGGAATGTCACGGGCCCGACGTCGAAGATGTCTCTTACTGAACGGATTGTGCGGACAATCCGGCCATCATCGTCTTCATCCCAGTCATCGTTGCCATCGTCGATGGTAAAGCTGAAACTGGCCCCGGTCAGGTCGCCACGATCAATGGCTGCCAGAAAATGCCGGGCAATCTCACTGTCCGGAGGCGTGATCTCCATCCTGAGCCCGGTCTCATCCTCGGCAAGCTTGAGAGTGCCCGATGATTGCCGGCCGATCAGGAGATTAGCATCATGATTGATCAGAGCCCGGCAATCCGATTTCTCCAGGGCAATCGAGAAAGCACCCGGCAGAATCTTCTCGCGGAATCCACCGAGATTTTCGGAGAGGCTGTTGAATACCGCCGAGTACCCAACGATCTTGGGCGGAGCCTTGTCGTCCCGCTTGACTCTCAATTGAGCATGAGCGAGCGGGAGAGATCGGACTTCAAGACCGGGCAATGGGAGCGATTTCTTGGCCTTGCTAGCCTCGATGGCCCCGAGCTGGGCAACACATTCAGCATGCGTTTTGTGATTCCCGAGAACTGAGCCATCCTCCGCATGTACCGTGCAAGATCCATCCTCGTGATCCGTGATGTAGCGGCGGGCCGGGAGGAACGAATAGGAACTCATAGCTTGGTGCTCATCCAGACCGGTGCCGTGACCTTCTGAATCTGATAGCTGAATGCCTCAAGCCGGATGATTTCTTTCTCGGTCGATCGTTGCCATTTGCAAAGTGCAAAGGCGATCGTGTTGCTCATCGACTCGGGCGAAGCCCCTTCGGCAACGCGATAGGCCGCGTGGTAGGAAGCCCGCAATCGACTGATCGACTCAAGGAATCGCTGCAAGGCCAGGGCAAGCTCATCCTTTGCATCGACGAGAAAATCGGCCGTCGCAACATTGATCGAGGCATCGTAATCGGCCAGCCATCCTTCCAGATTCTTGCGACGCCGCGAGGACTTCTTGCGGACCCTGGCAATCCATTTGAAAAGGCCCTTGATCTCGAAGCGATCAAGCACCTGCTGGAGAGCACAGGCATCTTCATGGTGCGGGATTTCGAGAGCAAGCACATTATTTAGGGCCGTGATGACTGCCGGGTCGCCTTTCAATGGTGCGCTCCGTTCGCATGAAAGCTAAACCGCTCAGGTCGTCCCGGATCACCATCGGCAGCCGGCGATTGCTTTACGGTTCCCGGATCGCGATCCTTCGTGATATCGACAAGCTGGCCTTGCACAAATCGCTTGCGACCCCCGGCCTTCTCGCCGATGGGATTCTCGCCCTCAAGCTCGCGGATTTCATCGACCGTGTAATAGCCGATCTGAAAAAGCTTCTGATAGTAATCTGACTTATCCTTGCTGGTCCGGAGCAAGAGCGGTCGGAAGTCATGCTTCGTGTAAAAGCCGGCTCGCCAATCGTCATCGGTCAAGAGTTTGAAATCGACCGATTTCTCCACCCGAACGGCAAAGGGTCTGAGACAGGAGAGGAGATAGTCCTCATTAGCCGCCTCAATATTATCGAGATGGGCTTGCGAAAAGTCCGCAAGCTTGTGCGGCGGGAGTCGGAGAACCCGACACATATCGATCACTTGGAACATCCGGGCTGCCACCATCTGAGCGTCTTCGGGCGAGGTTGAGTTCGGAACCCACTCGGCATCTTCTTCCAAAATGGCAATCTTGTGAGCCGCCGCGGAGCCCTGATGGACCAAGTTCCAGGATTCCCGAAAGTTCTTCAGGGCCTCCGGCTTCATGTGCCGTTTGAAGCGGATCAGACCGCTCGGCCAAGCCCCATTGCCGAAGAGGCTCGCGGCCCATTGCTCTTGGGATTTGCCGGTCCCAATCAACTCTCGCATCAAGGCCACGATGGAATAGCCGGCGATGCCATTAAAGCCCAACATGGCCAGGTGCAAGATCTGGTAGGGCATCGCATATTTCTGGCCACGGGAAGCCGAAACGGCATCCGCAGTACTAAGCTCGTAGTAGAGCTGTCCGGACTTCTGCTCACGCTTGGGCTGGATGACGCTGGGATGGATGAGATGCAGGCTTTTGGGCTGGCCTGCATCCCAGATGATCTCCGCGTAGCCGTTACCCCAACCGAGAGCATGGTGATACCAGCTCTCCCGCCAGTTGAGATCATTGCATTCACCATCCGGCGAGCGATTGAAGAAATAGCTAACCGGATGGTCACGCTCGAGGGCAGCCCCGCCGTCCGGGAGCCGGCGGAACATCGCGAGTGGCAAGCTGGCCAGGTCCTCCGTGATGACCCTGACGCCAGCGTAGTAAGCCGAAAACGTTAAGGCCGTCTGAGGCGTCACCATGACACCCGCGACGGATGGAACGGTCATACTTGCGGTAAAGCCCGGTGCACTTAAATTAGCAGCAGGCGAGTATCGCCGCTCGCGAGTCAGTTCCTGCATCCGCCGCAGGAATCTGGGATATCGTTTGCCGCCCTTCATTGTGATATGATTAACGGACCGGACGGATGCTGGTAACACCCGTCGGTCCTGACCACGATCAAATCCAGCACAAGCTCTTTGATTAGTAGACCGGAGCAACCCCGCTGGCTATGTAATTATTGTAGGCCGTCTGATAGGCGGTGCCACGCGGCGTGAGATTGCCGAGAATGGTTGCCTTGTTCACCGCAGCCAATTGAACCGCAACATCTTCAGGAATGTTCGCCGTCTCGCCGCCATGCACGACCCCGCCGGTAAGTCCGCTTCCCGAATACGGTACAAGCAACTTGGTCTTGACTGGGGCTGCCATCAGATCGTTCCTTTCTTCAAGGTCTGGCCCATCACGGGTGTGCCGGTGAGTTTCTTGCCGATCTTGCCCGTGGCTTCCTTCGGACCCGGAAAGCCACCGATCGGGCCGCTCTGGTTGGAATCGTCGCCGGGCCGAGCTCGACTCTTCTCAAGTCCCGGCCGGCCGGCGATGATCTGCGTGATGAAGTCGCCAGGTGCCTGCTCCATCGTGTTGATCACCTCCGCGGGAAATTCTCCCTGCGGAGAGTTGATCGACCGGAGCTCCGAAGGTCCCTGAGGACCATCAGCTTCCTTTCCGGTCATCTGTAGAGGTCGCCGCTCCCATTCCTTGGGCATGCGGTTCGGTCGCAATCCCGTACCCATCGAAATCTCCTTTCATGATCCCATGATGACGCAGCCGAACACGCCACCAGCGGTCGGCGTGATCGTGATCTGGTTGTTCGTCGCGTTGACCGTGATGCCATTGACGGTGCAGATCTGGTGACACGAGGAACCATCAATAGTCATCTGAGCATTGGTTGCAATGATGCCCATGGCCAGGCCGTTTGTGGCTGCCGAATTGACCGTCATTGCAGCCGAGTTCACACCGTCGAGGCCCGAGAGGTTGAAATAGTAGATGCGATTCCATTTCGCAAAGACGGTATCGCCAGCCGTCGAATTGGTGTTCGTGGCCGTGTTCGTGAACGGCACACTCACGGTCGTGGTGCCGTTGGTCTTGACGAGAAACGCCCCGTTCTTGGCATAGGGCAGTTTGCTGGCCCGGTTCTCGATGCCATCGAGCAAGATCTGAGCATTGGCAGGTGCCGGTGCCGCAACGTTGGAATCACCCTGGTAGGCAATGCCACCGGGTTGTCGCTGGCTCTGCTGGAAAGCTGACTGTGGCTCGAGGGCCAGCACGACGGGCAAAGGAACGACCGTGCCCTGATCATTGACAGCCTGAAGATTGTTGAAAACGAAATCAACTCCCGTGGTTGGCATCGGGTGAGAACTCCTTTCTTGATCTCAGGAAGATGGGAAAAGAACTCGGTGTGTTGGAGGCGTTGCGAACAAGGTCCTGACCGAAATGCTGGGCAAGATCGTCCACATAATCGAGCCCGTTGGCCGCGAAAAGCTCAAGCCACTGATCCCGCGGCATGATGGTCTGATGGTACTCAGTCCCATTGACCTCGTAGGACTTGTCACCGATGGAGCCGATCACCAAGCCATCCGGAGAAAGCTTGCCCAGCACATTGGACTTGAGCACAAACGACAATCGAGATGGCGGCAAATGCTCGAAGAATTCCCAGGCCGTGATTACATTGAAATCGGTTATGATTTCATGGTCCAACCAGATGTCGAATGGCTCTGTGATGTCAGCCGTGAAGAGATTGTTTGGAATCTTTGGCCATTCTGCCCGCCGCCACCACTTCGAGTAGTTTGATCCTTCGATCCCAATGGCAAAACCACCATCGTCGAGGATGCTCTTGACAAATCCACCACCGGCACAGCCAAGATCGAGCAGACGGACATCCCGGGCCGGAATGAGATCGTACAGTTTCTGATTAAACTTCGCATTTGTATAATTGTCATTGGCCGTTCCATGTGGATAGCGATGATCGGGCGAATCCAGAGCAAGCGGCTTGGAAGTCCAGACTTCAATCACAGCGTCAATACTCCACGTCTCTCATAGATCGACGATGGTTGAGAGTTCGGATCGGATACCATGCCCGCCAAGGCCATCACGAGAGCCGAGAGAGCATCGATCCGCTCGGTAGCCTGGCTCTTATCGAGGCACTTGAGCCCCGTATGATTGATCCGCACAACGGCATTGGCAACAGCCCACGCCAGGAGCGGATTACCACCATGATGAATCATGCCGGCCAGCAGAAGCGTTTCAAGGCAAACCATAGCCTCATTCAGAGCCACCGGGCCTTGCGGGATTCCCTTGACGTTGATTCCATGAGCGTTGAAGAGCTTGATAAGCAAGCTCATCGCATAGGCCCGATCGCCCAATAGGAGCCTGACCGGGAATCGGCCATTCCATTCGACGATCTTTTCCTCAATGGGTGCGTCATCCCGAGCATTGCCCGGCGTGAGGGTAAGCCACCCTTCCCGTGCCCATGCCAGGTAGCGGTCACGGTTTGCCGGCTCTTTCCTCCATGATCCCTCCGAGGGTGCCCACCCATGAGCGAGAACCCAAACGCCATCCATGCGAGGAAAGGCCATAGCGTAAACGGACAGATCTCCTGTGACGCCAAGGTCCAATCCGGCATAGCACGACTCTCCTTCAAGCTCCGCCGAAGAGAATTCTTCGCCACATTGAGCCCATGCTTCAGTGGAAAGCCACCGAACGGCCTGCTCAGTCCATTGATTGAGGTGAAGCTGGCGGAATGCATTCTCCTGAGCCGGAATCTCCTGGGCCTGACGGCATTCATCGCGAAGCGTTTCGAGGGAGCAGAAGTCCCCGAGTCCCGGGTTGGCGGTATGCCAAACGGATTCATCTCGCCAGTCAGCATCAGCCGGAGCCTCGTAGAGCACCGGAAGGAAAGTCGAATCGTCGATTGCTCCATCCCGAACGGCACGAGCATAGGTCCACTGCTCCCAAGCAAGGGATGTCCGATCCCAACCGGCCGTTGTGATCATCAACGTGAGTGGTTCAAGCCGGGCGCCAAAGCCGGTCGTGAGGGCATTGTAAAGCTTCCGGTTTGGCAGCACGTGTAGCTCGTCGAATACCACCACGCTGGGCTTGAGCCCGTGCTTTGTGCCGGCCTCGGACGAAAGAGCCTCGTAGAAGGAACCTAACGGCTCGCAGAAAATCCGCTTCATCGAGTCGTAGATCAGACAGACAGCCGAGAGTTCTTCGGACTGCCGGACCATCGAGGCTGCCGCTTCGTAGATTAGGGCCGCTTGCTTGCGATCGCCGGAAGCCGTGTAGAGATGCTGCTCTTTCTTGCCGGTCCCCAGGAGCAGGTAGAGGAGGATCGCCGCAGCAAGCTCGGTCTTGCCATTCTTGCGGCCCATCGCGAGGAATGCCTTGCGATATTGCCGGCGTCCATCAGGCTGGAGTGTGCCGAAAAGCTTGCGGACAAAGGACTCTTGCCAGGGTCGGAGACAGAACGGAACGCCGTAGTAATCTCCCGTATGGGTCAAGAGGTTGATGAAGTCAACCGCTTCCTGGCCGGGATCGGTCATTGGACAGACCAAATTCCATCTGGCCTTTGCTTGGCCATGGCCAATAACGTATTCAGGGCTCGCTTGGCATTTCCTTCCGTGGATGCCCAATAATCCCTACTGACATCATTCCCAAGCAGCGAGATTGCCCGTTCTAACTCGGGAATTGTGTCACCCGCCGGGCGCCCATTGATAGAACCAAGCTCGCCATCATTCAGCCCGTGGAAATGCCGGCTATAGTTGTAAGTGATGTTGAACCAGGCTGACGTGCAATTACCGATGGCATAAGTGCCACCTTGCAAATCCAATGGATCATCAAATTCAACAACCTTATTAGTATTTGGATCAAGAAGTTCAACATCCCAACTCATTTCAAATCACCCAATCTTCAGCTTTGAGGCAAAACGGGAATCAGTCTGATCCGCAGCCGCCTTGGGTGGCCGGATCAACGACCGGCATGGTGCTGTGGTCAAGCCAAGCTCGCGGAGCCGGCCGCGGTGATGACTGGAAAGCAAGCCGATCAGCTTCGCCTTCTGCCACACAAGCCGCTTGGCTGCCTGCCTGTGAGCCCGATCGAGCAATTCCTTCACCCTGGCACACTCGGCCACGCAAACGAGGTCTACGCGGTCCAGGCTGCCCTTGGAACGCAAGACCTCGATCAGCCGATCGTACTCCTTCTGAGCCGGCGGATTCAACTCGCTCGGCGAGGCTTCATCATCCCGATGGATGACTTCAGCCGATCCTTGACGGGAATTCTCGGCGGTTCGGGCCTTAGGGCCTCGTGGTTCAATCATGGCAAGAAAGTCATTCAAAAAAACGCGAAAG